AACTTTTAATCCCCTCTAAAATATTAAGCATTGGAGCTATATAAGTAAGTGTTTTCTTCTCTAATTTTATACATTTCCTTGCGGGAAATTGATTAATATAAAATTTTAATCCATCAATTATTTTGGTTTCAGTTTTCAATTCCATTTTTTATATCCTTTTTATTTTTTATAAATCTTCAATAATTTCTTTTTTTAATTTTTCATTTTCATCAAATTCTTTTATTATTCTTTTTTTAATAATAGGAAAATCAAATTTAAAATTATTTTCTTCTAAAAAATCAATTTTAGTTTTATTATTATTACAATATTTACAACAATCATTATTTCCTCTAATTGCTGGTAAAGCACAATTACAAATTTGTATTTATATTTCTCCTTAATTTTATAAATTTGAACCTATATTAATTTTACAATTCGGTGCTCTAAAATTCCAAGCTCTAGTCCCCACACTATTACCAAAATTAGAATCAGCATAACCTTTTATATAAGCTTGTCCACTTTCTAATATAGATGTACCATTTAAATCCTTTATCAATAAAGGACCTTTGCCTGTATTATTTAATTTATCTTGTAAATGTTTAGCAGAAAATAAATCATTAGTCGGGGATGTTTGACTAACTGTTATAACAACATCCGCTCCAGTTATATTTTTATTATTTCTATCTTCTGAACCATCTGCTCCTGTGGTAGCTTCAAAATTTTCTGATAATCCTGAAATTGTTACAAAATCACCAGCTTGAAAATTAGTAACAATTATACCCGCAAAAGTTATTACTAACATCTTTGCATCATAAGTCCTCACAACTCCATCATTCATATATTTATACCTCCTATCATTTTAAACTGTTACTACACCCGAAATCTTTATATATCTAATTGAACCCGATAAAATTGCTTGAAATGTTACATCTGGTAATATTCTATTAATTTTATCTTGACTTGATATATCTGCAAGTAAAGGTACAGATACTATATAACCAACATCATTACCATTTGCATCTGTTAAACCACTATTTGCAATAATACCTTTTCTTTGCGCTGTTTCTAAACATTGTTTAAGTAAACCTTCAATTATAGCAATTCCTTCATTTGTATATGGAGGTATGCCTTTTGTTAACTCTTCAAAAATAGTTTCTTGAATTAAAGCTTCTAACCAATCGACGCCTTGAATTACATCTATATGTTCCCCTGAAACAACATCCCCCCTTTCTGTAGAAGGTACTCCTGCAGTTGTTGTATATATTGCGCAATTTTTTCCTAGTGCAAATGTTCTTTGTGCACTTGTCAAATTATATGCTGTTATTCCTGATAATTTTTTTAAATACCAATCTTCAACTCCAGGTTCATATTTACCTAACATTTTACCAATCCATGCTTCGCATAAAAATTGATCTGAAGTTATTAAATCAGGATGATAAGCAATTGCAGTTCTATCATAGCTTAAAGCTTTTAATTGATAAGCTAAATCAGTCGTATTAGAAGTTATAATATTAGGATCATTATCAGTATGAAAAAAGATCTTTCTTTGTGTTTCTGCCCATGCAGCAACTTCTAAAACATCATCTTGTTCCGTATAACTTATTGTTGCTGTTGGTTGATTACTACCTCCTGTTGTAACAAAAGAAGCGGAAATAACATCTCCACTTTCTAATTCAATAGTCATCGTTCTATATGGGTCAGCTCCTATTGTTACTATTATATCTGTTAATCCTGATTGAGCTTCTATTTCAGCTTTTAATGCTTGCATCATTTCTAATTGAGTTGTAGCAAATACCACTGCATTGCAAGTTATTCCGTTAATTGTAGCTACACAACTATTGGAAGCTTCAAAATTAATATCAAAAGTAACTATAGCTTTCCCTGTCGGATTAATTGTAAAAGCATACCAATCATTAGTCTGCTTTTGGATTTCTGTTAATGCATTAGTCCAAGTTTCTACTGCCTCTGTTGCTGGTTTTTTTCTGCCAAGCATAATTTTTGCAGGTCTCGGATTTTGACTAAAAATTTTACTTGCTCTTAAATATTCTTTATCAGTAGTTAACCATCCAGCGTCTAACATTTCCGTTAGATTTGCATATTCAGCATATCTATCAAAATCTGAAATAGTTTTATTTGCTGGAAATTCTGAAATAATAGCAGGGGTATTAAAACTTGCTCTTGATATAGATTGTGTTTCTCTACTAATATTTAAATTAATTATGTCTGATAATTGACTCATTTATTCCTCCTTTTATATTCTTGTTACTTCAACGGACTCAATATATCCGCTTTCATAAGTTCCTTCATCTGGGAATAAGATTATTAAATCTACATTACTTCTTAATTCCCATGTATTACCTGATAATTGCGGAATAGGATTTATACCTTCATTCCGTAATATTGAAAGTTTTGAAGATACAAAATAATTTTTTATATCAGGTCTTTCTAAACTTCCAATTAATTGTCTTAATTTATCGCCATTATCTTTAAAACCAAACTCCTCGATACTTACTGTTCCTTGCCAATGATTTACGTAATCTATAAATCCTTGTTTAATTTGATTGGGGGCTGTACCTGTAATTACTACTCTTGTTTTATTCCAAGTACTTGAATTTATTTGAATACAAGAAATAGGTTGATGTAAAACTATAAATTCTTTTTTCGGATAACTTGCCGATTGTTCTCCCCTTACAATCGGAATAAAACTTGATATATAATCACTTAATACATTTGTAGATGTTGCCCCGAGATATTCATTTACTAATGTTATTTGTGTATTTGTAAAACTCTCAATTTTAGAATAAAAGTCTAAATTATGAGATGTTACTTTTACAAATCCACCATTTTGAATTATTCCGTTTGTTATAAAATTTGTTCCAGTTATTATTTTACTTCCATTTGTAAAATTACAATTACCGATTGAAGTCGGAGTATTTAAAACATTACTTATCCAAGTTTTTAAAATAGTAAATATTTCAGTTTGTGTCATTTAATCTTTTAACTCCGCAATATATTTATTATGGTTAATTAAATTATTTTGATGTTTATCTTTACTTATCATTTCATAATCTTTTCCATCAAAAGTTATAATATCGCCTTGCTGTAAATAATTCCCATCTGTTCCTTTAACAGTTATCAATAATTCTTCATCTGTATAAACTTTTATTTTACCTTTATTACTATCCTGTCCTATATTTAAAGTTTCTAATTCTTTACTATTTAAAGGCTGACAATCTGCTAAAATAAAAGTTATACTTGAATCTGTCGGAGCTTCTATATAATTACCGCTTGCATCAAAATAACCACTAGCCTTTTTTCTTTTTAAAGGATAAGACTTTGAAAACATTATCATTTTTCACCCTTTATTCTATATTTTATTGAATTAACCATAACTGCAGTATCAATCAAAGGTTTACTTGAACCTTTTTTTGCAATTGTTTTTTCACTTAATTTTTCAAAATTTCCTTCTTTTATCATTCTTTTAATTTGTCCTTCATGTTTAACTCCAATTTTATCAAGCATTGTTTTTATATTTTGTTGCCCTTTTAATACTTTGTCATATTCATTTTTTTTAAATTCCTCTATATCCTGTAAATTTTCATCCCAAGCTTTACTCATAAATTTTCTTCGAGGTATTCTACTACCTTGTTCAAAAGGTACTCCATATTCATGTACAGCACCTCTAAAAGCAACATTATTTTCAGGACTATCACCTTCTCCGAATAATCCGATTTGTATTTCTATATTTTTCAAAGAGCCTAATTGTTCTTTTATTCTATTCCAGCCTAAATCTTTATCGACAATCATTTTATTGTGCTCGTAATTGTAATTTTACCGTCCCACTTGTCCATGCAGTTACATTTAATCTTATTGCCGAAACAGTATCAAATTTTTCAAAAGTATTAACACTCTTTGCACCTGCAACTGAATCATTTGCTATTGCTGTGCCTGCTATAATATTTACTAATGGTGAACATGTATATTGAACTTTTGCTGTTGCTGTCCCTGTAAAAACTAACTGGGTAGAAATTGCTTTTATATTATTCGGAATTATAATCCAATTTCCAATTGCTATAGCATTTAAAACATCTTCATATTCAAATGCTTTATTTGTTTTATTTTTATCGTAAATATCTATATTTACTGCTTTCATATAATTTACTGCCATAATATTTCCTCTATTTTGACATACTCCCCATGCCTAAAGGCAGGGGATTCTGGTATCATCAAAACTAGCCCACATCCGCAGGTCTTACAGTTTCTACTCCGAGAGTTGATGTCCCAACTCTATGAATATTAATTGCTGCGTTTAAGTCTCTATCATGGATTACTCCACATTCAGGACTAAAATAATTTAATTAAAAGCTCTTAATTAAATTAAGAGCCTGAAATTAAATCAGTTTTTGCTTTTATAGCTTTTAATAAAGCAATAACTGAATTACCTGCAACTGTATCTATTTTATTACCTAGAACATCAGCAATTGTATTATTATCTGTACTATCAGCTGTAGGAACTACAAACATATCTTCAATTCCAGAAATTAAATTTGCTATTTCTGATTGATCCGCTGGATCAATGGGTAAATTATCAATTTTATTTTTTAACTGTTGTAATAATATTGTTTTACTATCTCTAATTGACATAATATCCTCCTTTTTATTTAAGAATTTCCACAAATAAACGGATAAATTATATTTGCATTTTCACAAGTATTGCTAATTCTTGGAATTGTGCTTTTTATTAAATTAAGTAATTCCTTTCCATATCCAGTCATTTGTAAAAAACTATCTTCATTACCATTAACTATATTTGCAAAACTAATTGAACTATCCCCCTCTGATTTATTCGCAATTGAACCAGCCCCACCTAAACTATTTTGGTTATTGTCAACTGTATACAAATGCATAGCATATAAAGAAATTGCTTGATTTGTTTTATTCCCAAAATAAACACTATCAATATGTTCTTCTGCTAAACTTATATAAACAGCTTTATTAACATTTGCATATAAACTAGGACATCTTGTTTGTATTATCTGTTCAATTGTATAATTCATTTTTTATTTTCCTGAATTTTTTAAATGACTTTTAGGATGACCTATTGTCTCATCTGTTTTTGCATTTCTTATTTCATCAATTCTTTTATTAATTTTATAATCTGTTGCTTCATCACTATCAATTTTAAATAATTCTAAACTTCTAATATCAAAAGTTTCTTTTAAAATATTTTCTTTATCCATAACAGATAAATCTTTAAAAGATTTTTCATTAACTTCTTCAATTCTTTTTTCTTCAATATCAA